GAATGAGAGTGGACGAAGGTACTGTTAGAGAATTTGCAGTCCCTGAAGACCCAAGCGAAGACTCAAAACGTACATTTGCCCAAAAGCTAGACACACCTTTAAATATAGGTAAGGAAACTATCGACTATCCGGTCATAGCCATTACTTCAGGAGTACATGATGAAGATGGTGACCAAAAGGTTTATATAGAACCTTCGATATTAAAAGATAATATAGAAGCTTTTAAAGAGCTTCCAGTTTACTTTAATCACCAGCGAACTGACGAAGATTTGATTGGCAAGGCTATCAACCCAGAAATCATCGAATTGGAAGACGGTAAAACTGGTATTAAAATGTTAGCGAAAATCCACAAGGATGCCGCTAAAACAAATGAAGTGCTAGGAAAGTTAGAAAACGGCGATATGACACATGTCAGTATTGATTGGTTTTCAAAGGACGTTGACGTTCTTGGAGAGCCTTTTGCTACGAACATCCGTCCTATCGAGGTGAGTTTCATTGATAATGAGACGAGGACACCCGTTTGTGAAGCATGTACAATTGATGGGAAATGTAATGACGAACACCGTGAATTCGGTGAAAAAGAATCTGATTGTGGCGGCGCCTGTGGCGGTCATGAAGAAGATTCATGTGCCTGTGAATCACACGGGAACAACAGCGAGGTAGAAACTATGGCTGAAGAAGAAGTAAAAACAGTATCAGAAGCAGAGACTATCACAGAGCGTGAATTCGCATCTATGAAGTCTAAGCTAGACGAAATGACGACTTCCTTCGAAGAGTTAAACACCAAGCACGAGGAAGCCCTTGCTTTAATCACAAAGTTTGAAGAAGCTGACGCAGAAAGAGCTGAGAAAGAACTCTTAGCTAAAAAGAACGCATTAGTCAACACAATCATTGAGAAAGAAGCTCTTCTCGGAAAAGTCGAGGATGAAAACAAGGATGCTCGTGTAGAGGAACTCTCCGCATGGGATGACGTTAAGCTAGAAGGATTCAGCATCGCAATGGAATCTATGCCAGTACCAGAAGAAGCAGAACGCACTTTCGGTAAAGGCAAAGCCCACGATGTTGAAGAAAGCCCAGTAGAAGCAGAAGAGTCCGAGCGAATGTTCGCTATGAAAAACGGAAAAATCTCTTTTACAGGAGCAAAATAAGTAGGTAAATAAATATGGCAACAGAAATATTAGTAAATGATGGTGGTGCCCCAGCAAGGATTATGAACCTTGGCTCTGCAGGAGCAGCAATAGAAGCAGGTATCTTCGTTGATATCAACTCAAGCGGAAATATTGTAGCTGCAACAGATGACCAAGAAGCATCATCCTCTGGAGAAAAGGTAGCCCTCGGTGTTCTATTAGTAGACGCCGTTTCAGGTGAACCAACCTCTATTGTTACAGGAAAAGGAATTGTTTGCAACGTGCAAGTTGGAGACTCAACCGGTATGGCAATCGGAGCAGAATTGACTCTAGATAACGCTGGTAAAGTCGAAGTAACTGCAGATGCAGACGCGCACAGAGCAGTAGCTATTCAACTAGCAGCTGCATTCTCAGGCACTGACTCAGGTGGAGCATCCACTGACTTTGTGAAGGTACTTTTAATTTAAGGTGATTTGATATGGTTACAGCAAAAGAAGGTATATTAACAACCCAAGGTGTCGGTAGTGGAAGCACACAAGCAAACCGCGTACTTGTAGATTACAAAGACGCACTTCAAGATTACAGAGTAACAGAATTACCAGTAATCTCGATGTTTGCAGAAAACTTCACCACAGAGACTGGCGGAGACATAGACATAACATTCGCAAAACAAA